CGCGACGCACTGGCAGTCGTTCGTGGGGCTGGTCCGCACGGTGGAATCACTATCGAAGAGCTATCGGCAAATGGTGCTACGATCAAGCGCTCTCCTTATTGCGTCGAACTGCACAAGACCTTGGACCGCCTTGGCAAACTGATGGTCGAAATGGGACTGACGCCGAGTTCTCGCGGCAAGTTAGTAGGCTCGCCGGGCAACGCTGAAGACAATGAACTGATGGACTTGCTTAACAGACGCGGCGGGCTGAATTGATTGCGACATCCGAAGGCGTTTCGATCTTTAATCACTACGTCGCTGACGTGCTGGAGGGTCGTTGTGTCGTCGGTGGTCACGTTAAGAACGCAGTCGCGCGGCATATCAAAGATTTGGAACGGACTGATTGGGACTTTTATTTTGATCCAAGACCGGCTGACGTCGCGATCCAAATGTTCCCGCTGATTTTCAAGCACACGATAGGGAGCGAGCACGACAACAAGCCTTTCAACTTATCTCCTTGGCAAGCTTTTATTGTCGGATCAATTTTTGGATGGCGAAGAAAACCAGTCGGAACTGGACGTAGTTCGAGGCGGTTTCGGGTTTGCTACGTCAGCCTTGGGCGAAAGAATGGCAAGTCGACATTGGCGGCTGCGATCGCGATATTGCTATGCGGCTTCGACGACGAAGCACAGGCGCAAGTTTACATCGGTGCCACCCGCCGAGACCAATCAAAAATTATCTTTGATGAAGCCGGTCGAATGTGTCGCAAGTCAGACTATCTTCAAAAGATGACAGACTTGCGGGCGTTGCAAATTAACTTCCCGAAAAATAACGGTTACATCCGACCGCTTGGAAGTGATAAGGCCTTTGACGGACTGAATCCGCATTGCGTTATTTTTGACGAGCTGCACGCCTGGAAGGAACACCATCGCGACTTTTACGACACGCTGACAACGGGAACGGCAGCACGCTCGCAGCCGCTGCGGTTTACGATCACTACGGCAGGCGACAACCATAGTTTTATTTGGAAAGAGGAAAACAATCACGCGATCGAGGTGGCAGCCGGGCGGATCGAAGACGATTCGTTACTGGCGTTTGTCGCGTGCATGGACGAAGGCGATGACATCTACGACGAGAGCAATTGGCCTAAGTCAATCCCAAACCTTGGCATTTCGATCGACCCGGTAAACATCCGCGAAGAAGCAAACCGAACAAAGCACACGCCCCAAGGCAAAAATAAGTTTGCTCGGTATTACGCCAACATCGAAGTCACGTCGACAGAGCAAGCTATTGACCCGAAGGAATGGGACGCGTGCCAAGTCGAGACGTTGAGTAATTGGAAAAAAGCCGATTGCATCACCGCTGGAATTGATGCCGGTGGCGCGAACGATCTGATGGCGTTAACCTTTATTGCTCGATTCAAAGACGGCGTTGAAACTAGCGGCAAGCCAGGTTTTCGCTACGAATTGAAATCGTCTTGCTACATGGACATCGACACAAACCGGGATGTAAAGCAACAGCCTTGGGGCGCGTGGAAACAAACCGGCAAGATTAAATTCACGTCTAATTTATTCGCGTCAGTCAAAGAAGATTTGATAAAATTTATGCGGGAACATGGCGGCAAGCAAGTCGCATTCGATCCGTGGAATATGATTCAGCTCGGGGAAGAATTACAAAGCGAGGGATTTCAAAGCATTAAAATAATCCAGTCGAGATCGTTAATGCACGAGCCTACAAGCTTGTTGCTAGACCTGATCCGCAAGCGACGGATTACGCACGACGGAAGCCAGCCAGTGTTCCGTTGGGCGCTTGGGAATTTAGTGATTAACACTGACGCTAACAATCGTTGGATGCCGGACAAAAAGCAATCCGGCGATAAGATAGATCCAGTTGTTGCAGGTATTTTGGCTTTGCGATTGGCCAGCCTGGCAAAACAAAAACCTCGCGGCGCTGCATTTGTGAGCTGAAAAATAAATGATAAATCTTAGAAGTGCGTTTGAGTGGTTGAAAACTTTTGGCAATCACGACAGCGGCAAGATACATGTTACCGGCGAGACAATGCTAGGCAGTGCAGCGATATGGTATGCGATTTGTACGATATCTGGTGACGTTGCCAAAATGCCGTTTGAGCCTCGCAAGACAAAGCCGGATGGGCGTGGATCTAATCCGATGCGGGAAAACGCTGCTTGGCGTTTGTTGCGTGACGAATCGAATGGATACCAAACGGCGGATGTGTTTAAAGAACAAGTGATGTCGCACGCTTTGGGATGGGGCAATGGTCGGGCGTACATAGGGCGAGTGGGTAATAGGCCGGTCGAACTGATTCCAATGCTGCCGGACCGGACACATACCGTGATGATAAGTGGGCAGAAGTATCACTGCACAATCCCCGATATTGACGACCCGCTATTGTTTTACGAGCAGTTGGGCCAGGATATCCAAGGCGGCCAGCAAGGCAGGGTGATGGTTATTCCGGATCGCGACGTTTTGCACATTATGGGATTTGGCTACAACGGCATTGAAGGTCGGTCGCTGGCGAAGGTCGCAAGGGATTCAATCGCGATCGACCTGCAAGCGCAGCGGTTTGGCCGGCGTCAGATGGAAAAGGGCCTGGCGTCGAAAGTGATGATCGAAGACACAGCGGACTTTTTCCAGGATGAGGACGACGCGAAAAAGTTTATCGAAAACTTTCGTAAGTCATACTCGAACGAGCAGGACGGCAACGTCGCTGGACTTCTGCGGAATGGGATGAAAGCTTCCGTTTTGCAAATGTCGAACACGGACGCACAGTTCATTGAGTCACGGAAGTTTTCTCGGCAAGAAGTTATGCTTTGGTTTGGCTTGCAGCACATACCCGGCGACAACTCAAGCGTCAGCTACAACAGTCTTGAGCAAAAACAATTAGCGTACTTGGCATCGTGCTTGGATCGCTGGCTGGTGCGTTGGGAAATGCAATGCGATATGAAGCTTAGGACGGAAGCGGAAAAGGTTCGCGGTGACGTTTACTTTAAATTCAACCCGGCGACATTGCTTCGGACCGACACTGCGGCGACAGCCTCAGTTTTGACGCTGTATGTTCAAGCCAAAATCATGACGCGCAACGAGGCCCGTGAGAAGCTCGACATGAACCCGGTCGAGGGCGGCGACGTGTTTGAAAATCCAATGATCCAAGTCAGTGAGCCTGCAGCGGCAACGGAAGCAAAACCAAGTGTGCAGCCGCAGAACAAAGCGATACAAACTAGGATCCAGCATATCGTTGGCGTGCAGGCAAATCAGGTTCGCGTAGCCGCTGGCAAGCAGAAGAACTTCATCGGGTGGGCTGAGCTGAATCACGAAAATTGGCAAGTTAAACTAAAGTCAATCTGTTCTGAATTGGAAATCGATTCGGCTATTGTCTTGGCGGATTCTGATTTACGATTCGAAGAGTTAATGACGGCTTGCGAGTGCCAGCCCGGCGAGCTTGTCGCGACAGTTGAGGCGTTAACGGAAGCTTGGAAATTTAAGGATTGGAGCTACTAAAATGATAATGCTTGAAGGTAACACGATTTATTTGTACGGCGTAATCGGCGACGACATGTTTGACTATGCGAGTAGTGACATTCAATTTCGAACGGCTTTACGCGAACTAAAGGGGAAGCCGGTCAACGTCAGGATCAACAGTCCAGGCGGCGACGCATACGTTGGGTTTAATATGTTCAAGGCTTTGCGGGAGCATGATGGCGAAGTCACTACGATTAACGATGGTCTGGCAGCTTCCGCCGCGTCGCTGGTGTTTGTCGCCGGCGTTAAGCGGATTATGACGCGACCGAGTATGATCATGATTCACGAGCCGGCTACAATTGTTTACGGCAACGCCGCGGAAATGCAGCGAGCGGCTGACTTTTTGACAAAAATGAACGATGAGATTGTGGAGACCTACGCGTCGGCAACAGGCAAAAGCACTGAGCAGATCGCGTCGATGCTTGCCGCAGAAACCTGGATGACGACCGAAGAATCTATTGACTTAGGATTCGCGACCACCGCCGAGTTTGTCGAAGCTGGATCGATTGAAGTCCAGAACAGTATTGTCCCGGAAGGTCGATTCCGCAACACGCCGCAAAATTATCTGAAGCCAAAGGCTGAGTTGCATCGCATTAAACGTCGTGATCTTTCGCCTGAATTTACTGCGCGGCTTGCGAAGCTGCACAAGCGGACTGGGATCGCGGTCAGATAAAAGTTGTTGACATGTGACCAGCCGACGATACAATGGCAGGCTCACAGACAAATCAATGCACAGTATGCAACTCATAAGCGGCATCTTTGCAATCGTCGGATCAATCCAACGGTTAGCAGGTAGGCCGTTTCTTTTTGGCCGTAGCTAACCCAAAAGCACGGAGCAAAAAGATGCACAACGTTAAGGCTCTTAAAGAGCAAATCGCAGCGAAAGAAGTCCGATTGAGCGCAATTGCTCAACTGGCAGTAGACGAAAAGCGTGAGCTGAGCAAAGAAGAAATCTTAGAGATTGACACTTTGCAAGGCGTCGGCGCAGAAGGTGGAGAGCTTGCAAAGCTTGAAATGAATCTAGCACGAGCCGTCAAGCTCGAGGCGATCGAAAAGAAGATCGCAGCCGAACGTCTGACCACTCGCGAATCCGGTGCAATTGGCCTGGCTATGCAGAGTGATTCGCGGATCGTGGTGCCGACCTATCGCGGGAAGCTCAAGTCTTTCAGCGGGCCGGAAGCCGGACGCGACGCGTATATTGCTGGCCAATTCTT